ATACCCCCCGACAGACGCGACCGGCCCAATCCCCGACTATAACGGAGACGGCCCCGGCCCGGTGAGTCCGTTTGGTATGAACGTGGTTACGACGGATCCTGCCAGCGGGACGCGCTCGGTATTCTCTACGTTCTCACTCAGTGCGGAAACCGTCAACGCTACACCTGTCGACGCTACGCCGCCGCTGGGGACTACCATACAGGTCGGCCCCGATACTATCGCCACGGGCGTCATGCACGTCAATACGACCACGGTGGGAGGTACTTCGGGGACTGCGTTCGAGTCGAGCTTTGAGACGTGGCGCTTTCTTGCTAACGGGCGAGCCGAGACGGTGACGTTCTCCAAGACATCGGGTACCACTCTCACCTCTGGCTCACCCGGAACGCGCAACCCCTCGGCGACTCTCAGCGGGGGAATACTTACGTTCCAAGTCACGGGCATCACCGACGAGATAATCAACTGGACGCTGGAAGTGGAGATGTTGAGGATGTACGCCACCAACGAGAGCGAGTTCCAAGACGCACTCTTGACGGAGGCCGGCGCACGTATTGCGGGAATCAACGACCGGGTGATATTGCAGGAATGAAAGACTACCTCGATAACATCGGCAAGGCTATCCCCCGCGTCCTAGAGATAGCGACCGAGTACGAGCTGCGCGGCACACCCGACTGCCTTCTGTTATATGGATACTATGAGTGGGGTTCCGCGTCATGGTGGCGCAAAGTCCTCCAAGGAGTAAGCAATGGCGCAGGACTACGACATCAACATCAAGGTAAAGGGACTCGGAGCCGCGGCTAACCAGCTCGCCAACTTTACTGACGAACTCAATAAGGCCCGCGAGGAAGGCGCAAGCATCTCCGGCAGTTTAGATATGGCCACCGGGGGCGCGGTAACCGGATTCAAGAAGGCCGCCGCTGGAGTTAAAACCTTTATAACGGGTCTCAAGATGACCCGCGCGGCATTGATTGCGACGGGAATCGGTGCGTTCGTTGTAATTGTCGGGGCGTTGGTCAGTGCATTTCTAAAGACCGAGAAAGCCAGCCGCAAACTTGAGGTCATCTTCTCCGGTATAGGTGCGGCCTTGGAGTTGGTTCAGAGGCGGGCACAGGCCGTAGGAGGTTTCCTTGTCGGAATGTTCACCAAGGGCGTAAGCCAAGCCGCCGCAGATTTCAAGCAAGAGCTGGACGAGATGCCCAAGAGCATCGATGAGGTGCGCCGCGCTGCTATGGCTTTGACCAGGGCACAACAGGCTCTCACAGACTCTCAAATTCAAATGATCCGCCGACGTGCCGAGGATAGGGCGTCGATTAAGGATTACAACATGATTGCGGAGGACACCACCCGCACACTTGAGGAACGAGAGGAAGCCGCACAAAACGCCATCGCAATTGAGAAGCAGCTCATGGCCGACCGCCTAGCACTTGCTGAAGAAGAGCTTCGCATCCACGAGGCGCAAATGGCAATGTCGGAGGATACGGAGGAGGACCGCCGCCGACAGGCAGAACTTTTCGCAGAGGTGGCCAACCTCCAGACGGAGTCGGTAGAGCTACAGACCACCCTCAACAACAAGCTCAATACCATCCGGGCCGAGGCCGCACGGAAAGCGGAAGAGGAATCCAAGCGCATCACAGATGCCGCCGCAGAGAAAAGGAAAGCAGAACAAGAAGCCGCCGCGGCAATAGTCAAAAGCGAACAGGAAGTAATAGACGCTTTGGATGCCCGCGACCGGGCTACGCTCGACGCTAGGACGAAAGAGATTCTAGCGGTAGAAGACTTCTACAATCTGCAACTGGATAAGGCCGGGGAGAACGCCGAACTCCAGAAGCAAATCGAAGAGCAGCGGGAGACGGAGCTGGCCGCCTTGCGGCAAAAGTTCCGCGAGGAGGATTCAGCCAAGGCAGAGGAGAAAAGACAGAAAGACGCCGAGGCGGCAAAGGAACAGCGCGAGAAGGACAAGGAAGCCGAGCGGGTGTACCAAGACGCCTTGGCACAGCTCAAAGAGAGCGCCGTATCCAGCACGTTCTCGGTCTTAAAGAACCTCAGCACGGCGTTTGAAAAAGACACCGAGGAAGGACAGAAGAAAGCCTTTAACAGAAACAAGGCTCTGAATATCGCCGAGACTATCGTCAGCACATACAGCGCCGCACAGAAGGCGTATGCCTCACAGCTCGCCATACCTTCGCCCGATGCTCCGATCCGTGCGCAGATTGCCGCAGGTATCGCCGTGGCTTCCGGATTGGCAAAGGTGGCCGCTATCAAGTCCCAGCAATTCAGCGGAGGAGGTAGCGCAGGAAGTGCCGCCGGAGGTGGTGGGGCAGTCGGCGGAGGCGGGATACAATCGGTCGGCGTAGATGTCGGGTCGTTGGTTCCCAATCAGCAGACACCCACACCGGAACCCGTCCGGGCATATGTAGTAGAGAACGAGATATCGAACAAGCAAGCACTCAACCGGGAGCTGCAAATTCAAACGACGCTATGAGGACAGTCGAGCTATTGATTGACGAGGAACAGGATACTTTCGGAGTGGAGGCCATCAGCCTCGTCAAGTTCCCCGCTATCGAGGAGAACTTCGTTTTCTTCAACAAGGAACCCAAGCTGACCCTCGCCAAAATCGACGAGGAGAAACAGCTTCTCGTGGGGCCGGCGCTGATCCCGGAGAAGATGATTCCGCGGTGGGACGATGCCAACCAGGAGGAGTTTGAGGTGTACTTCTCCAAGGAGACGGTAGAGCAAGCCGCCGAGCTGTTTATGAAACAGAAGCGAAACGACGAGTATACGGTCGAACATCAGACCAAGGTCAACGGGCTGTCTATCTTCGAGAGCTGGATCGTGGCAGACAAGGACCGCGACAAGGCCGCCGTATATGGATTCGATGTCCCCGCCGGGACGTGGATGGTTTCGGTACGTGTCCACAACGGCGACGTATGGAGCGACGTAAAGGACAAGAAATATCGCGGGTTCTCTATCGAGGGGTACTTCATCGATAAGCTCGTGAAGATGGAGGAGGTCACAATTGAGACTATCGCCACCGCGGTGCGTGAGGTGCTGGAGCCTGTGGGGATGTTAGATGGTAAACCTCTATTCGGGACTCCGTTAGAGGCCCGCTTGATGGCTGAGGCGCTAGGATGTGAAGGCCACCACACCCACGAGGTGAACGGGCGGGTGTTGTATATGCCGTGCGAGAGTCACGAGCAGCTCGACCCACTCCTTGCAAACGAATGAAAACCCATTATATCACCCGATAGAATACCCATCATGTCAGTAATCGAGAAACTTAAGGAGGCCGTCCGCTCTGTCGTAGAGGCAGAACGTCAAAACCTCTACGCCGAAGCCCGCCTGAACGATGGGCGCGTTATTGCAACCGAAGCCGAAACGTTCAGCGCCGGCGCCCCCGTCCGCGTTATGAGCGAAGACGGCGAAGCGACTCCCTTGGAGGCTGGCTCGTATGAGCTGTCCGACGGTGGTCAGGTCACGGTCGACGAAAACTCTGCCGTTGTAGAGATGATGGACGAGAAGGAGGAGAAGGTCGAGGCCGCAGAACACGAAGAGGAGAAGGATGAGATGGCAGCCGTCAAGGCCGCACTCGTCGACAAGTTCCAAATCACTCCCGAAGTAGCCGCCGAGATTGTCGAGGTAGTGAAGGAAGCTATGGCCCCCGCCGAGGTGGAAGCCGAAGAGGAGAAGAAAGAGGAGGAGATGGAAGAAGACAAGAAGGAGGAGATGTCCTCCCACCTGTCCGACCTCACCCACGAGATGGCCGTGGCACTCGAAGCCATCAACACCCGCCTCTCCAAGTTGGAGGAGGCCCCCGCCGCCCAGCCCGACCGCGTCTTGCCAAAGGCTGAGTTTAGTCAAGAAGTCAACCCCAACCTGAAGGGCGTGGATCGCGCCTTCAATATCATTTCAAATTTCTCATGAGTAAGAAGTACAACTTCGACATCACGGTCACCGACAACACCTACGCGGGTGAATTGGCGTTGCCGTATGTTACCGCAGCTGTCACCGGCGCGGAGACCATCGCAAACAACCGCGCCCGCCTCATTGAGGGGGTAGTCCACAAGGCTGTTGTTTCAAACCTCAACATCACCGACCCCATCCAAGCGGCCGCGTGTGCCGGAACGGACGGAGCGAACACCAGCCTCACGGAGCAGGTGCTCACCCTGAACGACTTGATGGTAAAGGAGACCGTTTGCCGCGGAACCATCTTCCCGACGTTTATCGCCGCCCAGGGCCGTATGCGCCGTGACGGTCAGATCCCTCCCGACTTCTCCGAGTTCCTGCTGGCTACCGTAGCCGCCAAGACCGCCGAGAACCTCGAAAGCCTGATGTGGGCCGGAGACGCCGGTGCCATTTGGGGCTTGGGTCTGTTGTCCAATGACGGAGTCATCGACGAGGGCGGTATCGACAACTCCGCTATGAAGGACTTCACCGAGGCCGTAACGGACGCCGCATTCACCGCTGCCAACATCCTCGGCAACATGAATACGGTCTTCGCAGGTGTCGCCGCTACCCCTGGCATCCTCGCCAAGGACGGAGCCGGCTTCTACCTGTCATACGAGGCATACGCCTTCATGCAGCAGGCCATCGCCGCGCAAGGTACCGATATGGGTTACAACCGCGACCTCAAGACGGTGACATACCTCGGATACCCCGTGTACCCGACTGCCGGTATCCCGAACACCGCCGACGTGATCGTGTTCACCTACCCCGATAACATCGTGGTCGGAACGAACGCCTACACCGGCAACGAGTCCGCAAGCCTCATCCCGGTTTACCAGTACGACGGCAGCGATAACGTGAAGGTCTCGATGGACTTCGCCGCTGGCGTTCAGACTGCCGTTCCTACGGACGGTGTTGTTGGATTCGCATTCACCTGAGACATGGCCTGTACTATCACTCTCGGCAGCGAATTGGATTGCAAGGACGCTCTCGGAGGTCTGACGAAGGTATTCTTCGCCAGCACCTTCGCGGACGGCCTTGTGACCGCTGCCGGAACAGGTGATGGAACAGCAGGTTCGGCGACCGTTTCTACCACTGCGGGAGAGACGTTCACCATTACGGACCTTCCGACGATGACC